GTTACAGAAAAAAGGTGTATCAGCAAAAAGCTCCAATGCTACGGCGCTGGATCGCTGGGCTAAAGTTCGCCAAGCAGCAGAGGCTGAAGAAGAACTCAAAGAATGGATCACTCAAACCTACGGACGAAGTAAATACCTAGAGTTACTAAAGATTCGCAGGGAAGTTTTAGCAGAGAAGCGTGAGGCAGAGGCACAGGCGAGGCGTGAGGCTATGGAGCGTCAAGAGTTAGCCATTACCCTAGCTGGGATATTTTTCTTACTCACAGCCTCTGCTATTGGTGCAACTGCTTACCTTCATCACATGAAATGGCTTAATGTTTGGGACTATTTGCCTTGGTAATTTATACATTAGTTTGGTTTCACTTCATTCGAACAGATCATTTGCAGTACTATCAGTTTGATAATTACTCTACGTTCGAGCAGTGTGATATAGAAAGAAAGAAAGCATCGATGTTAATTACAAGCACAAACATGATGTTAGAATGTGTAACATTGGATGTATCTGATAGAGATTAAGTACGATAGATTTGTTGTGTATACAGATGATGGTAAATTAGTTATACAAACAAGTGAAAGGCGCATAGCTAAAGGAGTTTGTGATGGTACGATTAACAGCAAGCGCGATAGATCAGCTGAAGCTACTACCTAGATTGGCTTTTCTCTGCCAAATTATTTTAACTTGGAAGGTTTGTTTGTGGTTTATGACCTTGCCCGATCCCACAACTCAACAGAGCGCCTTCGTTTCGTTGGTCACTGCAATGCTCAGTGCATCTTTTGCATTGTGGTTAGGCAAGGAAGCTAAGACAGATAGGATTGCAGAATGATTGGAATACTTTCAAGCGTAGCAAACTTAGCCACAACATTTATTGATAGCAAAGCAAAGGTTAAAGCTGCTGAAGCTGAGACTAAGATGAAGATTGCTACTGGTGAGATTAGCTGGGAGCAAGCTGCTATCGAGGCTAGTGCAGACAGCTGGAAAGATGAGGCTTGGACTCTTTGCTTTATTGCCATAGTGCTAGGTTCATTCGTGCCTTGGCTACAGCCATACATGAAGCAAGGGTTTGAGAATCTTTCTACTGCCCCATCGTGGTTTAGCTGGGCAATGTATGCCAGCATAGCGGCCTCTTTCGGTATAAGAACAATGAAGGGATTTAAGAAATGACATTTAAGTTAAGCGAACGTAGTCTTGGTAGGCTCGAAGGTGTTGATGAAAACATGGTAGCTCTTGCTAAGTATGCAATAGGTATTACTAAAGTTGACTTTGGCATTCCAAGTCTAGGTGGTCTTCGAACAATGGAACAACAACGTCAGCTTGTAGACAAAGGTGCATCTCAAACTATGAAGTCAAAGCATCTCGAAGGAATAGCAATAGATACAGTAGCTTACGTGGGATCAAGGGTATCTTGGGAACTCAATCTCTATGATGATATTGCGGATGCCATGAAGCAAGCGGCTAATGATATTGGCATTCATGTGCGTTGGGGTGCAGCGTGGCACATCAATTCGATTGGTGAGTACGAAGGATCAATGGAAGATGCAATGAATGAGTACATCGATCTTCGAAGGTCGCAAGGTAGGCGTCCGTTTATAGACGCCCCTCACTTTGAACTTAGTTTATAGTTACATACTTTCTAACAGTACTCATACTCACACCAACTATCTTGGCTGTTGATCCTATGCACCAGTCTTTGCTTAGAAAATATTTTATGTCTTCAACCTCTTGATCAGAGAGGGGGTTGTTTCTCCACCCCTCTCCGAACGTAGCAGATCTTGGTGTCTGCTTTGGTTTGCTACCGCTCGATAGCTTGCCGCGTCTTTTATGTACGTTCATCTTTCCCTCCACTTTATATAACCTTTCGTTACATAGCTTACCATCTTCTATCATTCTTTCTAGGGGTGTCATTGTTTTCTCCTTTGGTAAAAAAAGCCAGCCCGAAGGCTGGCAAGTTACAAGAGAGTCGCGAGGCTAACAGGCGTGTTAGGCAGTGTAAGCGTACTCTCTTGGAGAACGTGTCTCCAATTAAAACGGTATATCGTCCTCTTTCAAGTCATTATTTGGCTGTGCGTCATTTTTATTTTGCGGATCAGAGATTGCAAATGACATGTAAGGCTTGCCATCTTTCATTCTTCTCCATGCTGCCAGTCGTTTGTCTGTATGTGGTGCAGTCCAAGGCACTTGCTTGTCTGCTGTATCGTACAACTTACCAGTATAATCTGGTGCGCTGTCTTTGGCATTGTCATTCTTAAACATGACACCAACCTTTTCGTACACTTCCATGACTTCCATGCCAGACTGCGTAACTCTCCGTACTACATTGTACTTACCGTCACGCCCCTCCACATTCATCTTACCTTGCAAGATCATTTTCATATCTTCGAAGGGTGGGAATGCCACACCATCATTTACATTATCATATTCTGCCAAGCTTCTGACTCCTTTTGCTTAGTGTTGGTGAGGGGTTCTTGGGGAACCTCCCCCTCGATAAGGTCTGACTCAATAAAGGATATTGATCCCCAAGAATTACCAGCTAGTGTTGCTAGCGTGTACTGTCTTTGGTTGGGGTGCGTCACCCGAACTGATGACCTTCGGTGCCGCCCCCCTCGATGCTTGATTACCATCGTCATCTTCAGCTGGAAGATTAAGCAACGACATAATGCCATAGCGTCTGGCATATGTGATCGCACTGCCTAGTCCCTGCATATCATTCTTGCCTAGCACAAGGGGTATGGCTGTTGCAAAACCCTCGCCACTTTCATGCAGCAACTCTGTTGTGATGGTCATGCCATGCTCATTCTGTGTTGATCGATGTATTAGTAAGAAGCCATGCTTTGACAATGGCTCAGTCACTGCCTCGATCACACCTTCGAGTGTAGCGTATTTGCTTTTGAAGTGTGGGTTAGTGCCACTCTTCTTGACTGGTTGTATGTCTGCTCTTGCATTCATAAGCAGCTTAATAATATTTGTTTTAGTTTTGGTAGTCATTTCGTTCTCCTTGTTATTCTAAGATGTCCGCGCTTGTCACGCTTGACGGTGAGTTGGTCGCAATAAACTTCTCGTTCGTTATCACTGACCATTTGCTTGAGGTCTTTCTCAGCATTCTTGAAGACTTTGTTTTGTTCATAGCCATGAATGTAGGTGACTGCTGCATCAACGAAGCTGTTGTCGAGTGATGCGTTACGTGTTTCCATATCATCCAACGCAATTGATAGTCTTGATAGTTTCTCTGTCTCAACTCCAACAGGCTGTTCATCGCGCACAACGTAACCCCAGAAGTCTGACACCACTGCCCACATAGAATTGAAATACTCTTCATCGTACTTGACATGTATGCACTCCCAGTTGCTGTTCCCAAATATCACAGACAGATACACACCTTCTGCCTTTGCCATGTGACAGTAGAACTGTAGCTGTGGCATGTATCGATCTAACATCTTGTCCATATTATAGAAGTTGTTTGTATGCTTGGCTTCAATAATATTTCTTTCACCTTGTATAGCACCATCGATCGTGCCTTTGACTGGCACATTGCCAACAGTCCCAGTAAACTCACGTTGCTGTGCAACAACTTGTTTACCTTCGTTTAGTGTAAACCAATTAAGATTAAATGTTTCAGTGTACACACCAAGTTGAACAGGTAGATTCTTTAATAAGCTTTCTGACTCTTCACGACCTGTCTTTACATTCCAGAGTTCGAGCCAATAGCCTTCCATGATTTTGGTGCAGTCACTGCCACCAATGAAACCTTTACGTTCCATGTTACGTTCTCCTTTTATTATTTTTATTGAAACACTTTACCATGACAGGTGCAGATTTTAGTTATGACGTTGCGTCACTTTTAATTTTATCATGCTCATCAATTAGTTTTTTCAGCATAGATTCTGCAACCAATTCACTGTATGTGTGGCGTAATAATCTTGCGTACCCACTTCGATGTGGATCTAGATCTGCCTCAGTCAACAGGTTTTTGTTAATCATTTCAATAGCTTCTCTGCCCCACAAATAATTGTGACCAACGTAGTCTCGATCTTTGATACGCTTTGCCATTACTTTGAGAGTATCAGGAGACCAGCTTTTGCTGGCCTCCCTTTGCTTCTGTCTGTCTTCTGCATAAATTTCATGCGATGATCTGCTTAAACTTTTTGCCCAGACATCATCTTGTACTGCTCGACCTATCGGTTTCATTGTGCAATCCAATACTCTTTTACTTTCTTACCACTCTCGACCTCAATAAATTGACTGTCGATTGGTACACCTGACTGCTTTAGGTCAGTGATTCGTGATGCCAATCGAAAGCATTTAAACTTTTCGAGTGCAGTGATTGCAGTAATAGTATGGCCTTGCTCAAGATAACTCTTGATCTGTTTGTTCTGTGATTCCATGGTCGTTCTCCATTAGTTGTTTGAATTGTTCGCCACTCATTATGACTAGCGTTTGCGGAGTTCCCCTCCGTCTTTTATAAAAGGCAATGTCCCTGCCTTCTAATACTTTAAAGGGGCTAGGGAAGGATGCTGTATCACGATACTTTACCTCACCTACCATTTCAAGTCCTTTGATTTCGAGCTTGATGTCCCCAGAATACTCTCCTCCCAAGCTGCCTGAGAGGGGCTGGCGTTTCGCTTTGATCTTCGCTTTGATTTTGTTGAGCCAATCGACAAACCACTTTTCGTGGTATGTTCCTTTGTTCTTGTTACGGTTTGCCATCTGTCCTCCTCATAGCAATTCAGACACACATACCAGTGCTTCTGTGTTGATCTGCCGTTTCTGTTTTTAAGTATAGCAACAAACCATTCCGTGTTACTCTCGCAACTGATGCACGTTATTGTTACTTTCTTTTTTCGTGACTTCGATGTCATATCCTAATGCCTCTAACCAACACATCAGAAAGAAACCAGACGGTACTCTCTTGTGCTGTTCCCATTTATGAATCAATGATTCGGTACAGCCTATGATATTAGCCAGCTGCGGCTGGCTTAATCCTTTGTTATGTCTCGCATCAATGAGCATCTGAATCATCTCATTGTAATTGTGAGACAGCCGTGTGTTGGGCAATTAGAAATTAATATCCTCTTCTTCATACGCAATGCCAAGACCCTGACACTCAGGGCATACTTCGGTGGCACTATCTATGTATCCAACATCTCTGTCAAATCCGTGTGAAGTAGGCACATCGTACTCGATGTACCCATCACCCCCACATTCCTTACAAAGTTTAGTATGGGATGTCGTCATTTAGATTCTCCTGTCCTCTCAAATGTTCATCCTCCCAATTCTTGGTAGCACGATCTACAAATTTGTCCCAATTAAAATTAGGATTAGTGCGCTTGAGTTCATCAGCTACTTGCTCGATGCCAGTCGCCCAACTCATGTGTGGCATAATATAATCTGCAATAAACTCAAAGTCTCTGCGTGTAAATTTAGGTGTTGATCTATTCATCATCTTTCTCCATTGCACATAATTTATTGAAAGCAATATCTATTAAAGTCATTGCCTGTTGAAGACAGTCAACAGCTGCTTCAAGATCTTTTTTATTTACTTCCATTAATCCATCCTCACTGTGTAATGTTCTGAACCAGTTGGTATACCCATGACTGAGTATGGGTAGAAGTAAACTGATCCTTCTCTAGTTTCCCATGTCATGTATGGATACATTGGATCATCTTCTGGGTATCGATAGACACCTTCAGCATCTATCTCTCCACCCATTGGTCTGTCTTTGATACCCATACCAGCACGTGCTGAGTATTGATTATGCAAATGATCCATGAGTGTTTCATCAATACCCATTGAGTGTCGAAGGTTCCACTCCATGACCCAGAGCGGAACGAACCCACCCCAAGCCATCATGTCATCAGTTGTCATGTCGTATCGTTTCTTATCGAAAGTAATTATCATTTGTTATGCTCCTTCCAAGCTAAGTCTTTTTCTATTTCATCAAACACTTTGCGTAAGTGTGGATGCTTTTCGATAACCATTTCAATTAATTCTAAGGCCATGTACCCAGCAGAACTTAAAGCAGATAGAATTTCTCTTTCATCAGCATAGTGTAAGCTATGATCGTTCATTACTTTCTCTTCTTCACGTTCATAGTATTCATCAGCTGCTTGTTTGATTGCAGTGTACATGACTTTCTCCTTAATCTACTGTGGTTGTTAGTGTGAGATTGTATGATATCCAATCAGATACAATGTCCTCGATGTCACCAGTGTGATCATGAATATCAAAGTCAGATGATTTCTCATCTTTAATATTATCTAAATGTAAAGCCACTTTACTTATAATAAGTTTTTCTAGTTGTGGTTTCATAATCTCGAACAGCACTACTGCTAGTCTTGATTCTCTTTCATTTAACATGATGTCATTGTCAGCCATTTTACGTTCTCCTTTTTAGCCATTTGACTTTGGTTTATTGACACCCAGAAAAGCTCACGCGTTGCCAGCTTTATCTGGGTGTATGTCAGCCCCTGCCCCGAAGGGGCAGAGGGCGCGAGTCTTCTACTCGCAAGTGACCATGCCCAGCTTCGCTGGAATAGCATGGCACACTCTTAGACACCTCTGGTGTCAGACACATCTATGGATGTGTCACTCGGTGCGAAGCACCGAGAAAAATTTGGGAGGGTCAAGCCCCCCCAATGAAACTAAATTCTATTAGACTTTAGTTCCTCTAGTTCTTTAGCCTGTGCTTTCTTGTTGACACTAGGCTTAGTCTTTTGTGCCACCTTGTCTCCCTCTGGCATCCAAGGTTCGTATGCACGACCAGAAACAGCTTCGAACATATTGCCAAAAGCCTGAACGATTTCTTGCAATCTTGCGACTGCAAGCCTTCGTTCTGTCTCTTTAGACTTGGCTTGATCGAGAGCTTGAGTGCTGATCTCATCTGATCTGTTCTGCTCTTCGGCAATGTCGGTTGCCTTCTTAGCTGTTTCATATAATGCTCTCGCTCCAAGCTGTGTAACTTCTCCTGTTGGCTTGGTGTATGTTCGCATAGTGTTTAGCTTGCGATACGCTGCGTTCGCTACGCTTCGCAACATCTCGCCTTGCTCGCTCCACATTGTATTATAACCGCTAGTCGCTCGACCATAAGTTGAATGATTGTAGAGCAAGCTTGCCATACATGCTGCAATAGTATCAGCGTCAAAACCGTTTCCATTCAACGCATGATCTAGCGCCTTTTCGCTTGGTGATAGTTCTACGTTTTGTTCATCTTTAAATGTTGCTACATTTGACATAATAAATATCCTTTTTGCTTAATGTCTAAATAGTTTACTTTCACTCTCGCCACCCAAACAGTTTGTTTGGGGCGTAACAGCCAAAGTGATAAGACGATTTAGGCAACAGCCAGAGGGAGGATGCATAGGAAAACGGAAGCTTCATTCAAGTACCACATGCCGCGTCCTTACGCGATTAGCATGTGGCAGTGTAATGTATGAAAACCGTTTTCCGTCATTGCATCATCAATCGGGATGGGGCATCAATCGGTGTTCTCTTTGGCTGTGTCTACGACCCAACCAAACCTCTCACCTACACTCTTGTATTTCATACACCATTAAGAGCGTTTTATGGGGGCAA